AGCGCGCCATCCGACTATGGCGCGGATGTCGTGCGGCGCAACCAGGAGCAGATCGACGCCTCGCGCGCGATGGAGTCGGATGGCGCGCTGAGCTACCTGGTGAGCCTGCTTGGCGAGAACGCACCCCAGCTGGCGCTGTCTGTTGGCTTCCCGCTTGCCGGTGGCTTGATGCGGGGTGCGCAAGGCTTGCGTGCTGGCATCGCGGCTTCAGCCGGGTTCAACTATGCGATGCTGGCCGGTGAGGCGCGCGAGATTCAGCGGGCAGAAAACGAGCGCCAGGGGCTGGGGGCGCCGATCAACGAAGCGGCGGCAGCTGCGCTCGATACGCTTTCGGGTGTCTTGCAGGCGCGGTTGGCGACGCGCTTTGCTCGTGCAGCTGCGGAGGGTCGGCCGTTCTTCTCGGCCGCTACGGCGCGGGATGTCGCAGGAGCGGCAGCGCGTGGTGCAGTGACGGAAGGCCCGACGGAAGCAGCTCAGCAGGCGATCCTGCGGGCGCAAGCCGGGCAGTCGTTGGCTGATCGCGAGGCCGGGCTGGAGATTCTTGAGGCAGGCCTGGCCGGGGCCATCCTGGGTGGCACGCTTTCGGGTGGTGCGCGGACTTTGGGCGCACTGCGTCGGCCGGCGCAGCGGGTCACGAACGAGGACATCATCCGGACGGTTGATGCCGAGCTGGGGCAGTCTGATCCGCGGCAACCCAGCCTGTTTGAGCCCGATGAAATGGGTCCGGGCAGACCGCTTCGGAATGTGCCGACGCCGGTGCTGGTTGAGCAGCTGATGGCGGCTCAGCGGCGCGAGGCGGCTGGTCAGGCGTGGCAGGAAGATGTGACTGCGCGGCAGATGCTGCAGGCTGAGCTGCGGCAGCGCGAGCGGGAGGCGGCAGAATCTGGGCAGGTACAGCCTGGGCAGGTGCAGTCTGGGCAAGTGCAGCCCAGGCAGGTGCAGCCTGGGCAGATGCAGCCCAGGCAGGTGCAACCTGGGCAGGTGCAGCCTGGGCAGGTGCAGCCTGGGCAGGTGCAACCTGGGCAGGTGCAACCTGGGCAGGTGCAGCCCGAGCAGGTGCAGCCTGGACAGGTGCAGCCTGGGCAGGTGCGGTCTGGGCAGGTGCAGCCCGAGCAGGTGCAGCCTGGGCAGGTGCGTCCTGCCTTGGGCCAGCAGCTCGACCTGCTTTCCTGGGTGCCATCTCGAACGCTTGTGGAGTTGCCGCGACCTGCTCAACGGTCGCTGTTCACGCTGCAGGAGATGGGTCCGCAGCGTCCTTTCGAGACGCTTTCGGATCGAGAGCTGGAGGCGCGGTTTCTTGAGGCGCGCAACCAGGAAGCTGCAGCTGAGCGTCCTCAGGAAGCTCGGGAGGCTACGCGCCTGCGGCAGATGCTTCAGGCAGAAATGCGGCGTCGGGCTGCCGAGCGCGTGGAGGCTGGGGTACAGCAGCCAGAGAGCCTTGAGGATCGGCGGCAAGGCGACTTGTTCGACTCCGCGGAGGCGCAGCGACAGGCCGAACGGGATGGCATGGCGGCTATCCGTGAAGAGATGTCGACAATTGCGCGTCTCATGGGCTTGTCGCCAAAGTCCAAGTTCTACCGGAGGCTGAGCGTCACATCGCCTGAAGAGCTGCTCAACGCGGTGCTGGATGGACTGGAGCGTACGAATGCTCCGGACTATGACCCGAAGAAAGAGGGCAATCTGTCCCGCGTACTGCAGCGGATTTCGTATGCGCTTGGTGTCGGGCGGGATTTCGATTCCGAGATCGGCGCACTGGATGCTCAGCGCGAGCAGCTTCGTCGAGAGACCGGGCTCAGCACGCCGGAGTCTGCGGAACAGTTTCGGAAGCTGACGCAAGAGATCAACGCGCTCATGGCCCGCAAGGACATGTACGAGCGCGTGGTGGCGGAGCGTCAAGCGGCTGCGGAAGCTGCGGCTCAGGCTCAGGCGCAGGAGCAGGCGCGCGCAGCTCAGTTGGCGCAGGCATGGGCGGAGGTCGAGGCGCGCAGGCAGGATCGCCAGCGTGGGCGCGCTCTGGCAAAGGCTTTGGCGCAGGAGCAGGCTCGGCAGCAGGCTGAGGCCGAGGCTCAGGCTGAGGCTGAGGCCAGGCGCAATCCGCTCATGGCGGTGCGGCTGCAGGAGGCGCTGGAGCAGCGGGCGCGAGCAGAGGCGCAGGCACAGCTTTCCCGTCAGCGCGAACAGGAGTTCGAGGCGGCGCAGCAGCAGCGACGGGAAGCTGACTGGATGCGTGCGCGCATGCAGGCGGCGGACCAGACTTTGGCGCGCCAGAACGCCGAGTTGCTCGATCAGCTGCGAGAAGGGGTTCGGGCAAGGCTGGCTGCGCAGAAAGCAGAGGCCCAGCGGAACACGATTCTGGCCGATCGGCTGCGCGAGGCGCTGGCTTTGGCGGAGCAGAGGCGGCAAGAGGAGCAGCAGCGCCAGGCGCAAGAGGCGCAGGAGCGAGCGCAGGCGGAGGCGCAGGCGCAGGTTGCTCGTCAGCGCGAGCAGGAGTTCGAGATCGCGCAGCAGCAGCGCCGGGAGGCTGACTGGCCCGCCGCCTTTCGGGAAGCCTTGGCGCAAAGGCTGGCGATGCAGAACGCCGAGCAGCGCGAACAGATTCGGCAGAGGATTCAGGCAAGGGCGGCGGCGCAGAGGGCAGAGGCCCAGCGAAACACGATTCTGGCCGATCGGCTGCGCGAGGCGCTGGCTTTGGCGGAGCAAAGGCGGCAAGAAGAGCAGCAGCGTCAGGCGCAAGAGGCGCAGGAGCGGGCGCAGGCGGAGGCGCGGGCGCAGGTCGCTCGTCAGCGTCAGCAGGAGTTCGAGGCGGCGGAGCAGCAGCGACGGGAAGCCGACACGCCGAAAGCTGAACAGCAGGCGCGACTCCAGGCTGCGGAGCAGGCGTTGTCGCGTCGTGAGTCGTGGGTAGAGCGTGGGTCGCCTGAGGCGCTTGCAAGGCTTCAGATGGGTGCGGCCGAGCGGCGGCGGGCTCAGGCTGCGGAGAAGCCCGCTGTGATCGTGTCCGAGCGTCAGCAAGGCAACACGATCGAGATGACCACAGCGGACGGGGTGACCTATCGCCTCGACAAGCGGCGCGATGGTTTCTACCTGAACAATCAGCGCATGGGCAGGACGGTCGATACTGCCCGAGAAGGTGTGCGTCGCTACCACGACAACGTGCGCGGCATCATGCGCCGTGTGAACAGGGTTTTCGATGCCGAGTTCGCGTCGGCCGTGGAGCGTTCGCAGCCTGGGTACGCAAACATTGTCCGCAGGTACGTCGCGCAAGCGACCCGTGGCTGGGATGCTGCGCCCGGAAACGTTGTTGTGGTCAACTCCTACACTGATCTGCCGGCTGGTTTGGCAGATGCAAACACGGCCGGTGTGGTCGATGGCAAGGGAGATGTCTACATCATCGCGAGTGCGCATCGGCATCCGGCGCTGGCGGTCGCGACCCTGTTCCACGAGGTGCTCGGGCATCGCGGGCTGAGGGCCCTTTACGGGCAGGACCGCGCGAAGGCGCTGGAAAATCTCTACGAGAACAGCCAGCGTGTGCGCGATCTGGTGCAGGAGTGGGAGGCATCCTACCCCCCGGATGTGTTCCAAAGTTCGTATGGCGATCTGCCTCTGCATCTGCGCGTGGAGGAAGCGCTGGCGACCTTGTCGGAAGCTGGTCCGATCCAGGCCAGCTTCCTTGACCGCATGAGGAAGATCATCGCGGACTTTGCTCGGCGGCTTGGGTTCAAGGTGCAGTTCTCGGAAGCGCAGCTTCGTGCGATCCTGGCTCAGGCGCATGAACTGGCGATGGCGCAGGGCAGTGTCGAGCGGGATCTGAGTATGCCTGCGATCGGCCGTCCTGCTCGGCGAGCGGTTGGTTCTGTTGCCACCCCGAGCCAGATCGCCGAGCTGGCGAAGCAGTACAAGGATCCTGTGCTGGCAGCGCCGATCCTGCGTCTCGCTTCGGTGGCGGCCAGTGGTGTTCCGGACACACCGCAGGGCGATCAGACGATCATTCAGCGTCTGATCAAGGCGGTCACCAGTGTGACGAGTCGGGCTCAGAGCACCAATGTGCGTGAGACAGCCCGAGCGGCTGCGGTGTACTATCAGTCGCTCGGTCATATCGTGAACACGTATGGCCATCTGTTCCCAATCACCACGCGGGACGGGCGGCAGACCAATGCTCTCAAGGAGTTCCAGCGTGGTCGGGATCTGCGCGCGTCAGTGCGGGAGATCATCGGCCGGGTCGCCAATCAGGCGATGGACCGCTTTGCCAAGCTGAGCCCGGCGGCTCAGCAGGACACTCTGGAGCTGATGACAGGCACATTCTTTCAGCTCGATCCCAACAAGAGGCTGGAGGATCATACGCATCTGACGCCTGCGGAGCGTGCGGCACGGCGGTCAGAACATGCCAAGCTGGTGGCTGCCCGGAATCGGCTGGCTCGAAGCGGCAACTTGGGCGCGTACAATGACATGGTTCACACCATGCGCGCGACCTACCTGCAGCAGCACACGATGGACCTGTATGACCTGATCCGGGCTACGCCCGAGATCCAGCAGAACATCCCGGCTGCAAGGTCGAACCCGATTCTGAAGTTTGCCGAAAAGCATCGGATTCAGGGCAATCCGCAGGAGATCGAGCAATTCTGGGGCGAAGAGCTCACGGAATTGCTGGCACAGACCAAGGCATTCATTGCGCAGCACGCGACGACCAAGGCTTCAGATCCTGAAATGCTGAGGCTTTCGTCCCTGGTCGGTGTGATCCGTGATGAAGTTGACAACATCGAGCGCGAATTGCGCGCGATGAACGACTACCCGTACTTCCACCTCGGACGGTTCGGGAAGTATTACGCTTCGTTCCAGCTGCGTTCAGTGCCTGGCCCCGGCAACGTGCGTCAGCCGGATCCCATGGCTGTGCGTGTGGTGCAGGAGCGCCTCAAGGCGCTTGGCATGGACAATGTGGTCCTGAGCGAGCATGCGAGCGGGCCGAGTGTGTTCATCCGCGTGGACACCCCTGCCGCGGCGGACATGATTCAGAAGATGGCGCAAGACCTGGTGGCTGAAGGCGTCGTCGACGGCAGGGTGCCGCCAAAAGCTGGCGAGGTGGACCCTCTGGCGGAGCTGCCCGAGTCCGCGCGAAAGATGCTGGACAGCCTGCTGCTGGAGGTGGAGTCGCGGTACCTTCCCACGACGGCAGACACGCTTGAAACCGCAGCCGCCAAGGCAGAGTACGTTGCGCGGGTGAAAGCCGATCTGAAGGCTGCGTTCCTGGCTCGCTTGCCGGACTCCTCGGTGGCCAAGGTCATGGCCAAGCGAACCTTCAAGGCAGGGTTCGACAAGGACATGCTGCGGGCTTTCGCCTTGCGGATGCAGGTCGCCGCGAACTCGGCGGCGTCGCGCCTGGCGGCGAACATCACGGGAGATGCGATCAATGAGATGATGACGGCTGTCTCGAACGCGCGTTCGGGCGATTCAAGCAAATGGGCCATGACGACGGTGCTGCGCGAGCTGATGCTGCGCGAAGCGAGGGCGCCGGACACCATGGCGACAAACTTTGTCGACGCCATGCGGGCGTTCAACCACAACTACTTCCTGGCCTGGAACCCCGGCTACTGGCTGACCCAGATTACGCAGCTGCAGACCAACCTCTGGCCTGAGTTGGTCAAGGGGGGAGCAAGCTACAAGGATGCCTTCGGGGCGATGCAGCGTGCATTCGGTCCGGCGTTCCAGATCATCAGGGCGGTGATTGCCGATGCCAGGGAGCGGGGCTTCGCGCGCTATGGCGCGGATGCCACAGTCACGACCGACGTTCTGGACAGGATTCAGCTCTTGCCGGATCCGGTTCAGGATGCGGAACTCAAGCAGTTCATCCTGCGGATGTATCTTCGCGGGTCGATCGACATCGGGTCGGCTTCGCGAGAGCTGGGCCGGGTGGCAGAAGGCCGGGCGGAGAGCGCGTTCGACATGACGATGCGCTGGGCATCGTCGAGCAGCTACTATCTGGAGACCATGACGCGACTGATCGCGGCGCTGGCGGCACGCGAGGTTGCGTTGAGGCAGGGCAAGACCCCGGACCAGATTGTCGAGTACGCCACGGATGTCGTGCGCGAGGCGATGCTGGACTATACCGAGAGCAACCGGGCTCGGGCTTTTGGAAAGCAGGGTCTGGCGTCGCAGTTCACGCCCCTCGCCACGGCGTTCCTGAGCTTCCAGTTTCTGATGCTGGAAAAGTACAGCCGGGAGATCGGCACGGCGTTCATTCGTTCGGCAGCTACTCCGCAGGAGAAAGCCGCAGCGCGCCGGTGGCTGGCGACGCATCTGGCGTCCATGACCGTGCTGGCCGGGTCTCTGGGCTTGCCGTTCGTCACTGTGATCGCCCGCGCGATCGAGGCCCTCAAGGAGCTGCTGTCCGGCGACGAAGAGCCGTTCAATGTCAGGGTGGCCTATCGGAACTTTCTGGCCGACATTTTCGGGCGGGATGTGGGCGAGGTGCTGGCGCGCGGACTGCCGCGTGCGCTCGGGTTCGACATTTCGGGTCGCATCGGAGCGGCCGACATCTTGCCGTTTTCGCAGCTCATCGCGGATCGTCGCGATTGGGATGAAGCGCTGACCGACATGGCGGCGCGAACCTATGGTTCGGCGTTCAGCATGCTGCAGGGCATGCTGAAGGGTGGCCAGCAGATCGCGAACGGGGACATTCTGGGTGGAATGCGCGAGGCGCTGCCTGTGGCCTTGCGAAATCCTCTGGAAGCTGTGCGCTACACGCAGGAAGGCATCGTCGACCGGCGGGGGAACTTGCTGCCGATCGAGCCGTCGGCGATGATGGTGGTCTGGCAGGCGCTTGGTTTGACCCCGGCCGAGCGCGCCGAGTATACTGAAGCGAACTTTGCCGCGTCGGCGCGCCGGGGTGTCTTGACGCGCTCGGCGACGCGGATTCGTCATGCTGTTGCGCGGGCGGTGCAGACGGGCGATCAGGAGGCGCTGCGGGAAGCGCTGGAGCGGGTCAGGGAGTTCGATGCGAATGTGCCGCCGGCTTTCCGCATCGGACCGAATCTGGTGGCGTCGGTGCAGCAGACTGTTCGGCGCCGCGAGATGGCTCAGGCGATGGGGACTCCCCTGGGGCTGTCGCCGCAAGACCTCATGGGGCGGGATGCGTTGCGATTCGCAAACTTCTGAGCTGAGGAGCTTGGGATGAACGTCGCGAATTACCCGATCACCATTCATCAGGGTGCGACGTATACGCTCACGCTCACGTGGCGGGAAAACGGCAATCCGGTTGACCTGACCAACTGGTCGGCGCGTATGCAGGTGCGGCGCAGGCACAAGGATGAGACCGCCTGGATCAGTCTCACTTCGGCTCCGGGTGGGGGCATTGTCCTGGGAGGTCCGGCGGGTACAATCAGCATTCGCATCGAAGCGGCAGCGACTGCTGCGTTGCCGGCGCCTCAGACCGGGGTCTACGATCTGGAGCTGGAGCACACTGACGGCACGGTGCGCCGCATCCTGGAAGGGATTGTACGGGTTACGCCGGAGGTTACACGGCCGTGAGCACGCTGGAGATCGTCGAGGGATCGACCGAGGCCGTCATCATTCCGGTTCCGCAAGCGGATCAGCTTGTCGTCGAATTGGGCGGACCGCCCGGCCCGCAAGGCCCTGCAGGTCCGCAAGGACCGCAAGGCATCCCTGGTCCTGCAGGCGCTGTCGGTCCGCCTGGTCCGCCTGGCCCACAAGGTCCTGCCGGTCCGCAAGGTCCTGCCGGTCCGCAGGGTCCTGCTGGTCCGCCCGGGCCGCAAGGTCCTGCCGGTCCGCCGGGCCCGCCCGGGCCGCAAGGTCCGCCGGGAACGCCTGGCGCAGATGGAGCTCCCGGTCCTGTCGGGCCTCCAGGTTTGACCGGTCCGGAAGGTCCTGTCGGTCCGCAGGGTCCTGCCGGTCCGCAGGGTCCTGCCGGCCCGCCTGGTCTGCAAGGTCCTGCCGGTCCGCCTGGTCCGCAAGGTCCTGCAGGTCCTGCCGGTCCGCCGGGTCCGCCCGGGCCGCAAGGTCCGCCGGGAGCGCCTGGCGCAGATGGAGCTCCCGGTCCTGCGGGGCCTCCGGGTGATCCTGGACTTCCGGGCGAACCTGGCCCTCCCGGCCCTCCAGGCCCTCCAGGCGAACCCGGCCCTCCCGGTCCTCAGGGTCCGGCAGGTCCGCCGGGTCCGGCAGGTCCGCCCGGGCCGCAAGGTCCTACAGGTGCGACTGGTCCGCAGGGGATTCCCGGTCCGCAGGGTCCGCAGGGTCCGCAGGGTCCTGCCGGGCCTGCTGGTCCGCAAGGGCCGCAGGGCCCGCAAGGACCTATTGGGCCGATGGGACCTGCAGGCCCTGTTGGTCCGCCCGGCCCTGCAGGTCCTCAAGGACCGCAGGGGCCGCAAGGCACAGGGCTCACGTTGTTGGGGCAGCTGGCCAGCCCGAGCAATCTTCCAGCGTCTGGAACGCTGGGTGACGGCTATCTGATCAGCGGCAACATCTGGGTCTGGACCGGTTCAACCTGGACGAATGCGGGTCCGGTGCAGGGACCTCCCGGCCCTCAGGGGCCTGAAGGTCCGCCTGGGCCTGTTGGTCCTGCTGGTCCGCAGGGACCTGCGGGCCCGGCTGGTGCGCCGGGTGCAACGGGTCCGCAGGGTCCGCCCGGTCCTGCTGGTCCGCAAGGTCCTGCAGGTCCTCAGGGTCCTGCTGGTCCGCAAGGCCCGCCCGGTCCGCAGGGGCCGCAAGGTGCTACAGGCCCTGCAGGGCCGCAAGGTGCGCAGGGCACAGGCCTTGGCGTGCTGGGGACGTTGCCTGACGCAGCCAGCCTGCCGCCAACCGGCGAGATTGGGCGCGGTTACGTCATCAACGGCGAAATCTGGGTCTGGACAGGCTCGGCGTGGACAAACATCGGTCCGTTTCAGGGCCCGCAAGGTCCTGCTGGGTCTCCGCCGCCGTCGCAGAACGTCAACACTGCTCCTGCAGAGACGCTGGCCACTTTTCTCGGACTGAACAGCTCGGGAGAGCTGGTTCAGACTGCGCCGGGATCGTTGCCTGCTGGTTCGATCCTCAGGGAGACCCTGGCGGATGGTGCCGCGCTGAGCGTGATCGGGCGGAGCGCGGGAAGCCCCGGCGCCGTGGCCGATATTGCGGCGGCAAGCGACCATCAGGTGTTGCGCCGATCCGGTTCGGCGCTGGGTTTCGGGGCCGTCGCGCTCAATGAAGCTGCGGCGGTGACGGGCGTGCTGCCACTGGCGAATGGTGGCACCGGTGCCAATACGGCCGCGGGGGCGCGCACGAACCTCGGCCTTGGCACGGCGGCGACGGCAACGGTCACGACCTCCACAACCGACAGCACTGCCGGGCGGCTGCTGAAAGTCGGCGATTTCAGCCTGGGACGTTCCATGGCCAATCCCGTTGCGGTGCCTGGCGGCAACATCGACGCTTTCACAATTCCGAACGGGTGGTATTGGGCCAATAACACAAGTTCAGGAACTCTGCCACCGGAAACGACTGGCACGTATCTGATCCTGCAGAACTGGTTCAGGGCGGAAAACCAGATCTTTCAAATGGCGATTCAGCGGCGTTTCAGCCCGGATCGCGTCGTTGTCTGGGTGCGCGATTCCACCGGCAACCCGCCGAGCGGCTGGATGCCGTGGCGGCGGTTGTATTCACAAGGTGACATTCTCGGCGCCGTGTCGCAATCGGGCGGGGTGCCGACCGGGGCGGTGATTGAACGCGGGTCGAACTCCAATGGCGAGTATGTGCGATTTGCGGACGGCACGCAGATTTGTTCGCAGAGGATAACAGGGATTGCCATTGACAGCAGCTTCGGTACTGGCGGCCTGTTCCGCAGCAACACCTTCTCGTGGACGTTTCCCGCGACATTCGTCGCTGGATCAATCAACGGTGCGAATCTGTTCGGTCGGGTGGGGCACCAAAACGGACTGTGTTTGCACATTCCATACGGGGGCCGCACCACGCAAAGTGATGACATCCGTGCCGTTGCAACGGTGTCCATAAGCTCAACCGACGTTTTCCTGACCGCCATCGGCCGCTGGTTCTGAGGAGACTGCCCATGATCCTGACCCTGACCCCGCAGCGCGGCTTGCCCGGGCAGCCGGAAACGACGATCCACGTCACAGGCGACGTGCTGACCGTGGACGGCATCGTTTACGATTTGAGCGCTATCCCTGAGGGCGGCGAGGGTATTCCCGAGGGCGATCACCCCTTTGCCGGCCCGATCAGCCGCGAAGACGGCGTGCTGCACGCTTCGGTGATCGTCCGGCTTGATGATACCGCCGCGTTCGACCAGCCCGACAGCCCCTGGACCGTCATTGCCTTCGACGGCCCCGTCGCTATCCCCGCCGCCCGCAAGCCTGCCGAGACGCCTGAATGACCTTCACGCTCAACATCCGGACCGCCGAAGAGCGCCGAGCCAAGGCGCTGGCCGCTGCCCGGGAACGGATCGCTGCTGCCGTCGACGCTCGCGTCGAGGCGCAGGCGCGGGCGCTCGGCTACAGCTCGGCTGCGCACCTGGCCAGCTATGTCGCCTCAACCGTGCCGGCATGGGCTGCTGAAGCGCGGGCCTTCATCGAGTGGCGCGACGCTGTGTGGCGAGCGGCGATCGAGCTGCAGGCGCAGGCTCTTGCAGCCCGAGAGATACCGCAACTTGATGACATTCTGGCGGCTCTTCCGGCGTGGGGGAGTGAGTCGTGACGATCGCCTTGTCGGGAGGAAGTGGCTTGCTGGTCGGGAACTTTCCCGGCGGATTGCGGCTGCTGACTGCGACATTTCCGGTCGATACGACGACGTACGAGCCCCCCGATGGTGACGGTCTGGTGTTCAACTTCACCGGGCTGTATGTACCTCCTGCTGCCAATAACATCGATTTGAACTTTACTGGCTATACGGACGATGTCAGGGTTTTTGTATCTGCGCCAGAGCTGTGGGTCATACCATCCATGGATGTTGCTTTTGTGAGCAACGCCGGAGTATGGGCAGGATTTGGCTCGGATCAGCAAGGCAGCATTGCTGCAATGCATTGTAATGTTTGGACGGGATCCGGGTCGGATCAGCAAGGCAGCATTGCCGTGACGCATTGTAGCGTCTGGGCAGAACTGGAGCCATGACCATGAGCTATATCCTTCACCTTGGACACCAGCCAGCGGATATTGGTGTCGATCCGGCGCGCATCTCAAGTGTGTCAGCAGCGTTTGACAGCACGCTTGACAATAATGCCGTAGTAAGCCCCAGCGGTTTGGGCTATACCGGGCGTCTAAACTGGGCTGTGAGCCATGCTGCCACATCCAACTTGTGGCTGGGTTTTCGCTATACGAGGCTTACCACTAGTGACACTATTGGTAATACAGGTGGTGGCGATTGGCTGGTGTTTCGGAACAATTCTGCTCAAGTTGTCGCCAAGGTAACCCTGGACTCCATTAACAATGCTGGGCTCAGGCTCCGCGTAGAAGCGCACGGAGATACGCAGGTCAATTCCGCGTATCATGATTTCGGGGCGAGCCTTACCAGTACGTGGTTCGATATTCAGGTCGAGTGCAACAGCAGTGAAATCACGATCCGGCTTCATGCGCACGGTGCTCTGGTTCTGTCAGCTACTGCCGCAAATACGGCAGGAAAAGCACCGTCTACCAGCATTCAGGCAAGCATGCAGGTCTCTCATGATAACGCATACGCTGGACAGATTGCAGTTGCACATATTGCGGTGCTTGATGGTGTGAGCACCATCGGGCGGCGGTTCGTGCGGCTTCGTCCAAATGCGCAAGGGCATTACAATCAGTGGAGAGGTAGCCCTGTGGCTCTTGCAGGCGGAACCGTGCTGGGGGCTATTTCGACCAGACAGGCTGGTCAAAGGGAGAGCTTTACCTGCACAGGACCAGCCTTGCCGCCAGCTTCCGCCTTGGCTGCTCTCCATGTAACCTTCAGGGGGGAAGGAAGTACTGCCTTGGGATCTGTGGCTGTGTTTTCTCGTATCGGGGGAACCGATTACGACACAACTCCTGTTGCTTTGCCTGTGGGGTCGATCCAGTTCAGGGCGGTCACCTTGCCTCAGAACCCGGCTACCAGCGCTCCTTGGGAAACCGATGCCTTGCCGGAAATCGGCTTCCTGTCCGTGGCGTGAGATCCGACCATGGCGCAATTCATGAAGATCTTTCCGTCGCGGTTTGGGACCGAAAATACGACCATTGCTGAAGGAAACTCTGCGTTCAGTGATCTGACGCTTGCGTCGATGTTGACCTTCTGGCGACCTTGGTATGAGTTTCCCGGGTGCTTTGCCCGTGAGAGCGCCAGCGGTGCCTCAATGTCCATACGTATTACTGCAAACGATACTGCCACTCAAGATCACGAAATCCTCGCAGTTCTGCCTGGTCCTGACGTCAACCAGAATGGCGGGGTCATGTGCCGCTCTACCGCGTCCTGGACCACGCAACCGAACGGGCACGTCAAAGCCTATCTGTGGGGGGATGGGCGGCTGTATGTTGACCGTATCACCACTGGCGGTAGCTCTGCGACTGTTGCCAGCGTTGATCTTGTGGCTCTTCAGCGGGACACACGTCCGATCCTGTGCAGGCTGAGAGTTACGGGAGCTGCATCAGCAACTCGGGTTCAATGCAAGGTCTGGTCGTTCCAGCAGAATGAGCCTGCCCCCTGGACTGTCGACACGACTCTTGGGGTCACGCTGAACGCTGATGGGTTTCCAGTGCTGTATCGAAGCGGTACAGGGTTTCCTGCGTTTCTCGGCATGGCGTTCTCGGTCGGGACTGATAGCGACGAAGCTCCGAGTTTCGTCGGGACGATCTCGGGGCAGGTTCGCGTCAACGGAACCTCGCAAGGTGGTCGGACTGTCCGGGCGGTCGCTCGCGAAGACCCTGGCTATGTCTTCGAGACGGTGAGTGACGGCTCTGGAAACTTCGCTCTCAAGGTGCTCAAGGACTTCACCTATTCTGTCTACGCCATGGACGAGCTGACGGGTGACTTCAATGCTGTGATGTTCGACAAGATCGTGCCTGTCTGACTGCTCGCGCACTTGCCACTCGCCTGTTGGGTGAGTAGATACCTGGCTAGAAAGGAGGTTGGAAGTGACGGTCACGCTGCCGGAAGTATGGACCGTGTCCATTACCACCATTGTGGGTGCGGTCCTGGCGTTGGTTGCGATGGTGTGGGCCGCTGCGGCGGCGTACGGCAGCGTCATGCGTGGAATCGCGGAACTGCGCGCCAGCGTGGCAGCCGGTCTGACCGACCTGCAGAAAGACCTCGATCGCTTGCGAGAGCGGACGATGGAACGAGACAACCGCTCGACCGCGAGCGATTTCAAGCTGACCGAGCTGGATCGAACGATGGCTGTGCTGCAGGAGCGCGTTCGAGAGGTGGAAAACAAGCTCGATCAGGTGCTGCGGCTGATGGAGCGAGGCGTCCTGCTCGCTCGCCGGCGCAAGGAAGAGGAAGACGAATGAGCGCAGCGCAGCGGTTCGACCGAGTCATGGCGGAGGTGCTTCGTCACGAGGGCGGCTACGTGGACCATCCACGCGACCCCGGCGGAGCTACCAACATGGGCATCACTCATCGCACGCTGGCCGACTGGCGTGGACATCCGGTAACCAAGGATGATGTGCGCAACCTGACTCGTGCCGAGGCGCTGGCAATCTATCGAGATCGGTACTGGGCAGTGGTGCGCGGGGATGAGCTGCCGGCCGGTCTGGACTATGTGGCGATGGATGCAGCGGTCAATGCCGGGCCTCGTCGTGGCGTCGAGTGGCTGCAGCGAGGCATCCTTGCGGCAGGTCAGCTCGTCGCCGTGGATGGCGTGGTCGGGCCAGAGACGATCAGGGCTGCGCAAGCGGTCAAGGCTGCCGGGCGCGCAGCTGAGGCTGTCAAGGCGGCCTGCGCGGCGCGGCTGGCGTTCAAGCGGCGACTGCCCACGTGGGATGTGTTCGGCCGCGGTTGGGCGCGGCGAGTGGCGGAGGTCGAGGCCAAGGCTGTGCGCTGGGCGGTTGAGGACACACAGCAGCCTGTGCGACCAGTACTGATCGCGCAGGAGATCCAGGCGTATCGGAGCGAGGTGGCGGCGCAGCGCAGCGCGGGTGCGGCCGCTGTGGCTACGCCTGTGGCAGGTGTCGGCGTTGATCAGGCTGTGGATGCCCTGCGTTGGGGCTGGGTTCCGATCATCCTTGTCGGGGCGGTCGTCGTGCTGATTTTCGTGCGACAGATGGTCGAGGCTCGGGAGCGGAAACGAGCCTACCGCGAGGAAGCGCTGGAGGCAAAGCCATGAGGGACTTTCTGCGCGGCTGGCGCACGATCGTCGTCAACACGATCGCGCTGCTGCTCGTGGCTCTGGAGATGCTGGTTCCGGTGCTTCAGTTGCCCGAGTTTCTTGCAGTGCTGCCGCCCGAGTGGACGCCCTATGTCGCGCTCATTCTGGCGGTGGCCAACATCCTGTTGCGCCTCGACACCCACACGCCACCAGGGCGTCGCGAGTGATCTGAGGGCTGGGCGTGAATCGACTACAGCGCCCTTGACAGCATTCGCTCTCTGAGCGAGGGTGAAGACCTCCTTGGGTTGGAGGGACGATGGCAGAAACGCGCAAAGGCATGGTGTCTGCGAGCGACCCACGCCTGAAGCGCGCGGGGGTTGCAGGGTATAACAAGCCCAAGGCAACCCCCTCCCATCCGACCAAGAGCCACATCGTCGTCGCCAAGTCTGGCAACAAGGTCAAGACAATCCGCTTCGGCGAGCAGGGCGCCAAGACGAACCAGAGCGCCAAGCAGCGCAAGGCCTTCAGGGCTCGGCACGCCAAGAACATCGCCAAGGGCAAGATGTCGGCGGCGTGGTGGGCGAACAAGGTCAAGTGGAAAGGCTGATGGACGCTGAGCAGCCGACAGACGGGCGGGTGCGGCAGCCTTCGGAATCCGTAATCGTCGGGCAGTTCGCCGGCATCAAGAACACCGCGACGCCCGAGCGGCTGGGCGCGAATGATCTGGAGCGCGCGGTCAACGTCGACATCGACAATGAAGGACAGGTACGTCGACGGCGTGGCTATAGGCGGCTCCTGACGGGCGACTTCCACAGCGTCTGGACAGCACCCGATGGGCGCACCTTCGTCGTGCGCGATGGCCAGCTCGTTCTGCTTCGGCCCGACCTGACTACCGTCCCTCTCGCCGCCGGCGGCAGGCATCCGATCAGCTACCTGGCTGTCGGCGACACGATCTACTTTTCGTCGCGTTCCGTGAGCGGCAAGATTCTGCCCGATCTGACGGTCGCGCCGTGGGGCCAGACTGGCGGTGATGGGCAGTGGCTGTCGCCTGTGGTTCGCCCGACCGACACGTTGGGCGAGGTCCAGGGCCGCATCCTGCGCGCTCCGCCGCTGGCCGAGTGGCTGACCCACCACAACGGGCGAATCTACCTCGCTGCTGGGAACGTGCTCTGGGCCACCGAGATGTTCCTCTACGATGTGGTCGACGCCACGCGGACCTTCTTCCAGTACGAAGCGCCGATCACCGGCTTGGCGGCGTGCGGCGATGGCTTCTATGTCGGTACGACCGAAGCTGTCTATTTCGTCCGCGGTCCGTTGCGGGAGCTTGACCGGCGTACGGTGGTGCGGACCGGGTGCATCCCGGGATCGATGATTCCGATCACCGGCGACGTGGCTACCCAGGCAGGCGAGCCGGCGCTGCAGCACCGTGAGGGGGTCATGTTCATGACTGCCGAGGGGCTGATCGTCGGGTTCAACAACGGCTTCTGTCGCAACATGACAGCTGGTCGGGTCATGTTCCCCAGCGCCGACCGGGTTGTACCAATGCTGCGCGAGCAGGACGGAATGCACCACTATGTGGCGGTCGCTCAGACCGGTGGTGCGCCGATCTCCCGGGCCAATCTGGGAGACTGGGTCGACATCGAGATCGTTCGAGGTCCGCGCAGCATTACCTGACCACCAGTTGCCTGTTCGCGTCATCGAAGATACAGTGTCACTGCGACACCTCACTTCATTCCAACAGGAGCGCGCCCATGGAGGGTCTCGAACTGATCTGCAAGTCCCTGCCCAGCGGGCTCCGGATGCCCGACGGCAAGCTGCACATCCACGGCTGGTACCACGGCCAGATCGTCCGGGATGGCAAGGTAATCGACGAGTTCGAGGCTCCGAACCTGGTGGTCAACCAGGGTCTCGACATGGTGCTCGATGTGGTGTTCCGCGGGCAGTCTGGTCCTGGCGCATGGTATCTCGGCCTCTACCAAGGTACCTATACCCCCGTGGCCACCGTCACCGCCGCCACCATCGCAGCCGCATCCAACGAACTGATCGACTACTCCGAACCGACGCGACCGGCATGGGTTCCGGGCCCAGTTGACAACCGCGTGGTGAGCAACAGCGCCTCGCGTGCGACTTTCACCTTCACGGCGGCGCGTACGGTTCGCGGGGCGTTCCTGATCAACAACGCGACCAAGAACGGCACGGCAGGCATCCTGGCGTCCGCGTCGAGCTTCGGGACGCCGCGTTCGGTTCAGAGCTCGGACCAGCTGCTGCTGACCTACAACGTCTCCGCCGCGAGCTGATGCCTCCGGTCTATGAGGAAGTAGTCGACAACAAGCACGACACCGAGTTTCTGTGCCTCGTCGAGGTCATGGAGACTCGCCGGACATTCGCGTCGCCTTTCTCCTACTTCAGCGTCTCGGACGAGACGGACTATGCCTGGCTGGAGGCGCTCAGCCTCAGCACCGGCTTCACTCTGACAAGTCAGGCTCTGGCGGGCGCGGCTGGAACCATCTTGCGAGAGTGGGTCACGTTCAGAGACAGCCTGTCATCGCAGTTCCTGTATGGGCTGCTGGTGCAGACCGTGCTCAGGCTGCAGGACACTCTGGGCAGGCAGTCTGCGCTGAATGCAACCGAGACAATCACGCTCAGCGATGTGGCCAGTCTGCTCGATGCCCTGCGGGCCATCGAGCAGGTGGGGTTGAGCGACGCGCTGTTCGGTTCGGTCATTCAAGGACAGACGCTTGGTGAACAGCTCCGGCTGCAGGACGCGCTCCTGCGGTTCTTCGGCGCGACAGCCCAGAGCCTGCTCACCATGGCCGACGTGATGAGCACGCTGACCCGGCGCGCGCTCGCGGTTGTCGAGCCGATGACAGTTTCCGACATCGTGGTGCCTGTGGCCGTGGTGCGTGTGACGACTGTCGAGCCTGTCGAGATCACGGCGACCAGCCTGCTGCAGCTGCTCTACTCGCAGACCCTGAGCGACACGATCGAGCTGGAGGTGCTGCTCCGCACCCCGCAGGGGGTGACGACCTGGGCGATGAACACGCGCACCGGCGCTGTGACGCAGTACGACAACTTCGCGTTCAACAGCTTTGCGCAGCTGGGTCGCCGGTATCTGGGCGCGGCCGATGACGGGCTGTACGAACTGGTGGGCGACGATGATGAGGGCAACCCGATCATCGCTACGCTCAAGAGTGGCGCGCTGCAGATGCACGAGACGCGCCCGCACGGCCTGCGCGCCGTCTACCTGGGCATCAACGGTGAGGGCGAATTCTTCCTGCGCCTCACGGGCGGCACCGGCGAGACCTATCTTTACAGGGTGCAGGCGCGCGAGATGGAAAACACCAAGGTGTGGACAGGCAAGGGTCTGCGCCACCGGTACCTGACCTACGAGCTGATTTCCACCGGGCAGGACTTCGATCTCGATACGATCGAGTTCGTGCCCATGCGCCCGCGCCGCCGTGTCTGATTCGTCCGGAATTGTACTGCCGCAGGTCAATCCACCGGCCAACGCCGTGACGCCTGTTAGCGCTCCGGAGGTCGAGAACTCGGCTGCTGCGCGAGACAGCGTAGACGGGCTGCCGGGGTTCAACCCACTGGTCAATGTCGTGGCAGGTCCGCCGCCTGCTTCGGGCATGTTTCAGCCGCCTGCTGTCGTGGCGCCTGTCCGTGTTCTGGGGGTCGAGGACCCGGCTGTTGCGAGGGTCATCGTGGACGGGCTGGCGCCGCAGATCAACGCCTTCTATCAGATGGCCCAGATGCAGCACCAGATGTCGGGCCGGGAGTTCAGCCATCAGTTGCGAGAGGTGAACGGCGCGCGGCTGCGGTTCATCGCCAACGGCGGGCAGTCGTTCGTTGAAGTGACGCCAGCTGTCAAACCGGTGCAGGTTGTCGAGGAGCCTCCGGAAGAGCCGGCGTCTCCCATGCTGCTGATACCGCGCGAGGTGTGGGTGGCAAGGTACATCTACGTTGCCTGGGCGGGCCCTCACCGCGGACCTGGACTCACGACAGGGACAGTGCCGATCAGTCAGGTGAGTCAGTACGGAGATCTTGCGGTTGCACGAGCCCGAGGGCCCGGTTCAGCCTTTGACCAGCGGTTCGGCGTCCTGCGCAACTCGCAGACCGCATTCTGGGTGAGCGTGCAAATATCGCCAACTCAAGCGTACTTCTCGACGTTCTACTGGGCGCTCGGGTTTGTCGGCTTTGATACCCGTGAAGAGGCAGAAAAATGGACCCCTCCTGAGCCGACTGAAAGTTTGTGGTCGCTCGCCGTCCCTGGCAACATCTACTACAACATCGGTACGCCAGAAAATCCTCAGATGGCGTTTTGGGGCTATTCGACCTGGGTACGACCGCCTGAAACCTTACCCTTCACACCCATACCTCCTCCGGTCAAAGTGGATGTCTTCCGCACGTACGCAGAACTGACCAACATGGCGTCCATGCTGGCACCTGACCTTGACATGCCAAACGAAGCATTTGCAATTGCTTTGCCGAATCTGAACACAGTTCCGACATTCGTGCTGAGGGACTGGCCTGATCCGCCAGTTCCTGTGGGGTGATGGCTCGACAACGTTGCCTTGGTAGACAGCATGGAGTAGTGTAGCCGCGCGAACAGGAGCCGGGCATGCTCTCGGAGGCACAGACCTACACTCTGCTGAGTCAGGGCTTTCCTGACCCCAACATTCGTCAGCCTGCGGTAGCAGTGCCCAGCGGGTATTGGGGCCCGACAAACCCGGCGCCGTTTCTCAACCATGCGCTGAAGTTCATCGCCGCGCTACAGGAAACTGCCTCGAATCTGCACCCGCCGCAGATCGTGGTGAGCCAGATTGAAACTCCGCCGCCTCCGGTGTTCTACAACGTTGATCGCCCGACACTGGAGCCGATCACCTTCTCGCTTCCGCCGATCCCGGTCGAGTTCACTGGCCAACTGAATGTCGAAGGGCTGCTGCCGGCACCCTTCGACGCAGACCCGCCCACACTGGCGCTGGGCGCTGTGCCGACTGCCGAGTTCGGTCCGCCGCCCACAGCACCGGGCGTGGATCTGTCGTACCAGATGCCCGAGCTGGACCTGAGCTTGCCGACTCCGCCGGAGCTCCTCAGCATCTCGGTGTCTACCTTCAACGGCATCTCGCTGCCTGCCCCGCCTGGGCCTGATGACGAGCCGGTGCTGAATCTCGTGGCGCCGACGATCCGGGAATACGTGCCGGGCACGCAGTACAGCTCGGCTCTGCTGACCGCGCTGGAGAGCGAGCTGCTACGGCGAATCACTCACGGCGGCACGATGCTCAACCCGATCGTCGAGGGTGCCATCTGGGACCGCGGTCGGGAGCGCGAGGCCGAGACGCTGCGGGCCAAGCTGGACGATCTGGAGCGGATGGAGTCGCTTGGCTACGCCTTGCCGCACGGTGTCTGGCTGGACGCTCGGCTGAAGATCCAGACCGAGAACGCGGCGGCCAGTCGTGGGCTGTCGCGCGAGATCATGATCGAGCAGGCGAGGCTGGAGCTGGAGGGCGTCCGGCAGGCGCTGGAGATTGCCCAGCGCGTCGAAGCCACGAACATGGAGATCGCCAACCAGATCGAGCAGCGAGCGTTTGAGGCTGCGCGATATGCCACCGAGGCCGGGGTGGCGATCTACAACGCGCGGGTGCAGGCTTTCAGTGCTTTCGTCGATGTCTATCGGGCCAAGGTGCAGGCCTACGAAGCGCGCATTCGTGGTGAGCTGGCGCGCATCGAGGCGTACAAGCTGGAGATCGACGCCGAGCAGCTCAAGGTTCAGGTCAATCAGGCACGGGTCGAGCAGTTCAAGATCCTGACCGATGCGGCACTGGCCGCGATCGAGGTCTACAAAGCCGAGATCGGCGGTATCCAGGCTCGCGCCGAGATCGAGAAGCTGCGTGTGCAGATCTTCGGCGAGCAGGTGCGAGGCTACTCTGCACAGGTCAACGCCTACACTGCCAGTGTCGAAGCGTTCCGCGCGGCCACACAGGCCGAGGTGGCGCGGCAGGAGGTCTATCGGTCCGCCGTGCAGGCTTACGGCGCACGGGTGGATGCTGGCGGCAAGCTGGTCAATGCACGGATCGCCGAGTTCGAGGCGCGGGCACGGGCCAAGGAGAATGAGTGGCGGGCCTATCAGGCGCGCGCTGCCGCCGAAACCGAGCGGGTGCGGGCGCTGGCGACAATGAACGATGCAGTGGCTCGGATCTACACAGCCGAGGCCGGTGCGGCAGCGTCCTACAACGAAGTACTGGCTCGCCAGTGGCAGGCCGCTACCCAGCTGTCGATCAACCTCGCCAATGTATCTCTGGAGCAGGCCAAGGCGAACGCGCAGCTTTACATGCTGCAGCAAAGCATGATCATGGACGCGGCGAAGGTAGGGGCCACGGTGTCTGCCCAAATGGGTGCAGCAGCGCTGGCGGCTGTCAACTTCTCGACCTCGTTTTCGAACAACAATTCGGTTTCGAGGAACTCGACGTACAGCTATGCGTCGACTCGGAGCTACAGCTATTCGAACAGCTTCTCAAGAAGCAGCGCCGAAGTCAAAACTCTCAACGTGTAAGGGGCCACACAGATGTCCGTCGACTGGAACGCGCTGGCCAACAGGAAGTACGACATTCTGTCACGGCAGGCAGATGCTGGCATGCTTGCGGCGCAGGCGCAGATGCGCAATGCCGAAACATCAGCCTCGCTGGCCCCGTCCTCGATCGCAGAAGCCGAAGCCCAAGCCGCCTTGCGACGCCTGCAGGCCCAGCAGCTGCCGCTGGACAGTGAGGTTCAGCGCGAGCTGATGCGCGCGCAGGCGGGCCTGGCGCGAAGCCAGGGGGAAGCTGGTCTGCTTTCGGCGCGGGCACAGATGCGCAACGCCGAAACATCGGCCTCGCTGGCCCCGTCCACAATCGCAGACACCGAAGCCCAGGCCGCCTTGCGGCGCCTGCAGGCCCAGCTGCTGCCGCTGGACAGCGAGGCTCAGCGCAATCTGCTGCGGGCGCAGGCAGGCCTGGCGCAGGCCCAGGGGGAGGCTGGTCTGCTTTCGGCGCAAGCGCAGATGCGCAACGCCGAAACATCGGCCTCGCTGGCTCTGCCCACGATCGCAGACATCGAATCCCAGACCGCGTTGCGGCGCCTGCAAGCCCAGCAGCTGCCGCTGGACAGCGAAGCTCAGCGTAATCTACTGCGGGCGCAGGCAGGCCTGGCGCAGGCCCAAGGGGAGGCTGGCCTGCTTTCGGCGCAGGCGCAGATGCGTAACGCTGAAACATCAGCCTCACTGGCTCCGCCCACAATCGCAGACCTCGAATCCCAGACCGCATTGCGGCGCCTGCAAACCCAGCTGCTGCCGCTGGACAGCGCAGCTCAGCGCGACTTGACGCGAGCGCAGGCGGGCCTGGCGCGGGCTCAGGGAGAGGCTGGCATGCTTTCGGCGCAGGCGCAGATGCGTAATGCCGAAACATCGGCCTCGCTGGCCCCGTCCGCGATTGCAGACACCGAAGCCCAGGCCGCCTTGCGGCGCCTGCAGGCCCAGCTGCTGCCGCAGGACAGCGAGGCTCAGCGCGAGCTGACGCGAGCGCAGGCGGAGCAGGCGCGAGCCAATGCCCGGTTCACCAACGAACAGGCAATCACGGAGGCAGCGCGAGACAATGTCAGGGCCTTCCTGGGCGCGTTCGACCTGTCACGAGGCACCAACCTGCTGGGTGCCATGAAGCCGCGACCGTCGATCGCTCCGAAGGCAATGCCTGCACCAGAGCCCGCGCCGTCCCGGATTCGGCGTGGCAGGCGCCTTGGTTTTGCTACCGGGACGGCGCGGGTGCCTGGCAAGGGGTCGCCGAAGAAGGATACGGTGCCGGCCAAGCTGGCGCCTGGAGAGGCGGTGTTGAACGCCGCTGCAGCCGAGATGTTGGGACGGGGGCTGATCGCTGCCTTGAACGTTCTGGGCGCAAGGCAGATGGGCATGATCTGACGACTCCTCCCCGTCAGATCGTGGCTCCAATTGCCCCCTTCACTGGCGCGGTCGCTGTCTCGTTGCCCCCCACGACAGACAAGCTGACCGCGCCAGTGATCTCTGGATGCTTCATGTCGAGCAGGAAACACCGGGACTGCATCTTCGCGTACTCGGTGCCACGACCCATGATCACCCGCGCGTCGGGGTCCAGCACCATGCGCATCGCGCGGCCGTCGGGCAGATAGGTGATGTGCTGCAGCTCGCCGAGAATCTTGACCATGTCCGCGCCGACCTTGCTGCAGTAATCCTTGAAGCCTTTTCTTGCTACAGCAAGCACCTTGGTCTCCCAGTCGAAGTGCGCTGCCACCGGGCCGGTCGGGCCGCGCATGACGTAGGGGCCGTTCGCCCCTCGACCGGTGATCAGAATCTGCCCTGAGATCAGCTCCAGATAGTCCGCAAGGATGCTGGCAGAGCTGCCATACTCCGCCACGATGACCCCCCGCATGGACGACATCAGGTCGGTCACGGCCCACTGGTGCAGCGTCCGCACGTCGTAGGTGATCAGCTGCAGTTCCTGGGCAATCTCACCGGCGACCAGCACGGTGGCGATCCCGGCAGTCCAGAACCGCTCGGCAGGCTGCGCAGCCACTTCCTTGTCGATCTGCTTCATCTTGTTCCGCACCCGCGCAAGCACCGCGTCGTAGCGAGTGATGACGTGGGCGATGAACACCTCGCCGATATGGCCGTAATTCCCGCGCAAGGCGTACAGATAGTCGTCCGCCTCGTGCTTCTGGTGAGCATTGCCGAGTCGCATCCGCAGCTCGATCACGCGCATCGACCCGGCGGTGCCGGCAACGTTCTCGTGCGACAGCAGACCATGCAGCGAGTTGTTCGCCGTGCAGAGCATGATGGTCGACTTCTCGCCGTTGCCCGGTCGACGCTCCTTGCCGTCGCGGGTGAGCCCGATGCGCCCTTCAGGCTGGGTCACGTTCATCACCAGCTCCTGGGCGTCCCGGGGATGCATCGTGGTGATCTCGTCCACGCAGACTGGCAGACTGCCCATGGTGATCATGCGCTGTGCACGGGCCTTCTGCGTGGCGCCGTGGTTGGTTCCATTCAGAGGAAACTTGGTCGGGTGCGCCCAGAGCGAGGCCGCTGTGTAGAGACTGGTGGACTTCGACGAGCCGGGTTCGCCAGTCGCGTTGATCACCATCCCATGATGGCCGGTCATGTGGAACAGCGGCGCTGCGAGCGAAGCCAGCACCAGAAACTGGTGAGGCAGGTACTGCGGGTGCCGGTAGAAGCGAAGCAGCTCCACCTGACGCTCCAGCGTTCCGGCCTTGGAGATGCTGTGCGACGAGCTTTCGGCGTGCTGAGTCAGCAGCGCCGGAATGACCTTGCCGTCGCGGGTGAAAGACCGTGCAGGCAGCACGAATCGAGTGAAGTTGTCGTGCCACCCCAGAGTGTTGTGGCTGGGATCCGCCGCCTGCTGTTTCTGCAGCTCCGAGATGTACGCAGACATGTATTCCTGGATCTCCTTGATGTGGGCTGGTCTGGGATAGACGCCGTTGTTGGACAGCTGAGATGCAAGTACATCGCCACGATACAAGGATGCAGCATCAATCACAAAGTCCTTGGTTTCTCCCCGAGGCAAGTGAACGCGCCATATCTGCTGCTCAATCCCGCGATCAGCGTCCACGATCCGCCGGACAGGATACAGATCGTGGTCATAGATCACGACAGTGATCTCGTCGCCGTCCCGGTTCGTGTGCGTCATGCCAATGCCGCCCGATTTCAGCCGGATGAACGGTGGAGGCGGATTGGGCAGCTGAATGACTTCCTCGACCAGCGGCTCGATCGGCACTGCGGGCGCAGGCGCCGGGTCCTTGAACCGCGCAGCAACCAGAGGCGACTTGATCTTTCCAACATGTGGGCAAGTATCGCATATGGTGTTCCCGCACCGCTCGGCGATCACGGCGCAGGTCGTGGGCCCCACATCGCGGTCCTTCAGATGCGCCAGCTTTCTGTCGGTTTCCTCGCGGGTGTAGTTGGGATGCCCGGCGGACAGCTTGTGGCACCACTCTTCGCCGTCCTCGACGTGCCGGATCAGCTGCAGCATGGCGTACCAGGCAGGCTCAGGCACGTTCCCGCGAACCTTGGCGAATGCCCTGACCTGTCCGCACGCACGGCCCAGGGCCTTCAGCGTCACTGGAGGGCCGTCATAGACGCGACCCAGGTTGCTGCCCAGGTCTTCACTACCTGGCGGCGCTGCGGCCTCAGCGCGGCCTTCCAGCGCCTCTGGTGGGCTGCCTGCGAGGATCAGGCCAGTCTGCAGGTGCTGAGCCATCGTCTCGGGCGTGATCGGCTCCGACGAGCGCAGAACCTTGACGGGTTTCGGGTTCTCCCGGTCCTTCAGGTTGAAGGTGCCTGCAACGCGCAGCACCGAGGCAGTGTCGGTTGTGCGCATGGGATCGACCCGAAGCGTGTGGGCATTGGCCAGCCGCTTGAGGCGTATCGCCAGCTGTCGCCAGCTGTCCGACGGGATGCTCTCGGTCAGACGCCAGTAGGCGTGAATGCCGCGACCTGACGACACCAGCATTGGCAGAGGCAGGCGGGTCTCGGCAACGAACCTGTCCAGCGCCTCGATCGCAGTGGTCTGGTCGGGGTACTTGCCCTCGTCCGGACCGATGTCCAGGTCGAAGAACAGGCAACGTGCGGCGCGCATGTTGCGCTGCGTGCGCACTTCGTAGGCGCCCAGAGTACCTGTCTTGCGATCCGGCTTGCGAGGGTTCCAGACACGCGGCTCGCGCAAGGCGTGGACGCAGTAGAAGATGTCGACCTGCGCGCGCATCCGCTGGGCGAAGGCCGCCGCCTCGGCGATGGTGTCGAAGACCTTGTGGGCGTAGACCGTGGTCGCCGTACCCGGGATCTGAAACGGCGTCGCCAGCGCATAGGGGCCTGATTCAGGCCATACAGCCCGCAAGAACTCGGCAGGTGTCATGCGCGCACCCGGCAGCAACGCAAGGATGCGCCCTCTGCCTCTGCAGGGGGCGCATCAGTGTCAGTCATCCCAGTCGTTCAGAAGCTCCTGCAGGTCGGCAGGGATCTCCGGCTCGACGACTGCGGGCGTGGTCGGGCGCACGGGCGCAGTGCGAGGCGGCTCGACCACCTCATCGTCATTCATGACGATCGTGGGCGAAGGCCTGGCAGCCTTCGGTTTCGCTTCGACTTTGGGCGGCTGGGCCTTGGGGGCCTCGACCTTGGGGGTCTCGGCCTTGACGGCCTTGACCGGCCTGGTGTCGATCTCGCGCTTCGGTTCGACCTTCGGTTCGACCTTCGGCTCGACCTTCGCTTCGGCCTTGCTTTCGGTCTTCGCCGCGGCGGGTGCAGGAGTCGAGTCGTCATCCGCGTCGACGATCAGAGTGCCGTTCGTGCCGGCCGGCGTCCAGATTCCGGCAAGCAGCTTGGCGACCGTCTCGGACTTCGCCACAGGTGCGACAATTCGCATCTCGTCGGCGGTGAGGAACCGATCCGGCGAGAAGATGATCTTCGGGTACGGCACCCTCGGGTCGAACTTCATCTTGGTCACGACCATCGCAGTGTGGTTGACGCCCCGCGCCTTGAGGAAGTCGCGATACTGCTGGAATGCGAACCACTGAGGATCGTCCAGCTCCTTGTCGTAGTCGCTGGTGACCGGAATCTTCATCCGCAGCGGCTCCATGTCCAGCTTGTGGGCGGGGACCACGACCAGAATCCGGTGCTGCGAGCAGGCCGCCACAGGCTTGCCCTGCTCCGAGATCTTCGAGCCCTTGACCGCCAGCGGGCACTCGGCGCAGGTGCGGCTCTGCGGCTCGGCGATCGAGGGATGCGGCTTGTCCCCATCGTCCGACCAGCAGGTGGGCTGGGCGATCTTGGCCGGGTCGTAGGCGCCCGGGTAGTAGGCCCGCCCCCGACGCGGGTTGAATCCGAGGATGACGGCACGCATCACCGAGACAGGGATCTCGTCCCCATCGGCGTCACGCTTCATCAGCGGCACCTTCTCGCCATTCAGCGAGATGGTCCACACCTTCCCCTCGAACGAGAGGGAGGGAGTTGTCTGCCTGTCGGGGATGTTCCCCTCTTCGTTCAGGTCGCGCAGGTAGTCAGGGATCGCGACGGTCTTGGCATCAAACAGGGTCAAGGCGGTGCTCATGCGGGCTCCTTGGGCTGGGTTTCGATCGAGTCCGAGCGGCGAACCCGGATTACGTACTTGCTGAAGACGCTGACCCCTGGGGGCAGGGCGCCCTCGTTGGCCTCCATGTACTGCGTGACGAAGGTCTTCTTGACCCGGCGCTCAAGCGCGTCGAAGGCGTCGTTCTGCTTGACCCAGTCGTAGAAGACTCCCCAGTCGTCCACCGAGGGTATGACATCTTTCTGGCGATAGAAAGTGCCGTGAGCGGTGCCGACCTGCGTAGCCTGGACCGACTCCAGATGCTGCAGCAGGAACGCCTCGATGCGCTCCATCTTGGCCTTGAGGTCTGCATCCTCAGCCTCGAACGCGCGCCTCTTCTCTGCGCGCGCGTCCCGAATCTTGATGTAGGTCGCGACGACCTTGTCCAGATCCATAAGGTATGCTCCTGTGTGTTGCTGCTATGTATTGCATATATCATACAAACATCATGGTGTCAAGATCAGGCAGTAATCTGCTTGAACAGTTCCAGGATAGTCTCTTGCGTGAGTCTCTTGGTGTCCACCAATTTGTAGATCTGCCACTCGACGGGATGGACTCCGATCCGCAGAACCGTCATCTTGCGGGTCTGGCCTGCGCGATTGAACCGCTCGATGACCTGCAGGTACTCGTCGTTGGAGTAGATCGGAGCGTAGAAGACCAGGGTGTCTGCCTCGGTGAGGTTCAGACCGTGTGACATGACCTTGGGATGACAGAGCAGGACATGGGGGTCCGGCTGGGTCTTGAAGTCATGGATGATCTGATCCCGCCGCTTCGGAGGCACGTCGCCGTTCAGCAGACCGACCGACCACGTGGTGCTCAGCTCACGCTCCAGTGCCTGGATGATGCCCTTGAACGGCACCACCACGATGACCTTGGCTGCCGCCTGCTCGATGCACTCCTTCAGCACGGAAAGTCGCCCACTGTGGGGGATTTCGATATAGTCTCCGGTCACCGGATCCTTGATCGACCCGCACAGGATCTGTCTGATCTTGTTGATCCTGTCCGCCGCGTTGACCGCCGAGATCACCGTGGTCGCCGCTTCGGCGCGCATGTGAGCGCGCATCTCCAGGAACGCCTTGTGCTGCTCGGGTGTCATCTCGGCCTGTCGATCCCGCACAGTCACGGGCGGCAGGTCAAGGCAGTCAACCTTGCGGAACCGCACCGCCGGCCGCAGGGCCTTGTACGCGATGTCGTAGGCGTCATGTCGCGGCGCCCACTTGAAGGTGCTGATCTTGACCATGGTCATGCGCTCGAACACCCCGAAGTACTCGGGAACATTCTGCGGACTGACCAGGCGGGCAAGCGCCCAGGCATCGGTCGGCGCATTCGGACACGGTGTGCCGGTCAGCAGCCAGAGTCGCTGATCCGGGCGGATCAGCTTCTTCAAGGCCTTGTATTTCTTCGTCTGGTGATTGCGGAACATCGACGCCTCGTCAACCACCACGAGGTCGATCTCCGGGTTCCTGCGCAGCGCCTCGGTCACGGCGGAGATCATCACCCCGTCGTGGTTGAGGATGTAGATGTCAGCCGGCTTCTCCAGCGCTGCAAGGCGCTTCTCCTTCGTCCCATAGATCACGGATACCGAGCGGTGCATCAGCACGTCGAAGCAGTCGCTCTGCCACACCCGCACCATCGTGGACAGCGGTGTCAGGATCAGCGCCTTGCGCACCCGACCAGACTCCATCAGCCAGTCGATGGCCCAGAGGGCTGCAGCGGTCTTGCCGGTTCCCATCTCGGACAGGTTGAAGCACCTGCGGTGGAGGGTCAGAAACTCGGCCATGGCCTTCTGGTGTTCGAACGGCCGGTAGCGCCCGGGCCACCTGTAGTCCGTCAGGATCGGCGCAGGCACGTGGATGCCGAGATTGCGCAGCACCTTGACGCTTTCCAGCGTGTGCTGGGTAGCCAGGTTGAACTGGTCTCCCGGCAGCAGCTTGGAGCGCGGCAGCAGCTCGCGCAGACCAAGCGGGTCCTGAACCTTGAGCAGCACGCTACCCGTGCCCCGGTGAACGACAGCGGTCGCAGTCTGCATCACTCGCGATTCTCCACGAACGCCTCGGTCAGCACACGGGTGGCGTCCAGCAGCGCGGCGTTGTCAGAGACCTGAACCTTCTGTCCGCCGCTGGCCGCGATCGCAGCATCGAAGGCAAGCAGGAACGCAGCAAATGCGGGCAGGGTTTTTTCGGTGACCACGAAGGCGAAACCGCCCTCGACCGCGACGGACTCAAGAAACGCGCGCTGCAGATGCGACGGCCTGTTCTTGCCGAACTTGGTCTCGACAGCCATGAACACTCCACCACGAAGCGCCAGAAAGTCGGCCACGCCCTGAGCGCCGAATCCGTTGGCGCCAGGCATCCACCAGAACCATCCATGCCTGGCGAGAAGCTTCCTGACCTCGGCCTTCACGTCCTTCTCGGTAGTGAATGTACGAGGCATCAGTAGCTCCTTTTCGGCCTCCAGTGCTCGCAGTGCCTGACCGGACACCAGCCGTTGCAGAGCCCTGAAGGTCGCTCGCGCCACACATCATCCTGAAACGCCTGACGGTACTGGCGCAGGTCGCCGATCATGTGGCTCCAGAGCTCCGGGATCATGGGCCGGGTCACCAGCTTGGTGTCCACATGCTTATCCTGTGTCCAGTATAGCTGCAAGTCAATAGTTGTCACGTCCGGGTGTTTGGTGAACACCCATATCGCAAAAATATATAGCTGCACCCAGTCAGGCTTCCGCTTGCCGGTCTTGAAGTCCACAATATCAGCGGTTCTGTTGTGGATGCGGTGATAGTCCAGCACACCACGCCACCAGACATCCTGATCGAAGAACTCGCAAGGCTCGGCCCGCTTGTTCAGAGCGACCTTCTCCTCAGCCTTCTTGATGCCGGGCGCCTGTCGCAGCTTGTCGAGGAAGGGCTGATGCTCGACCAGCATGTCAGGCAGCGGAGTGCCCTGGCCGATGAACAGCTCGAACGCCTTGTGAACCTGGTTCCCCCATACCTGCGCTTCGGTGGTCTCTTCCTGAACGGACTTGAGTACCCGCTTCTCGTAGAACGCTCGCGGACAGTTCTTGAAGTCGGTGAGACTCGTGTAGCTCCACGGCAAGGGTGCAGGCATCAGAGCACCAAACCCAGCACGGAGCGGATGCGCTGCAGATGGCGCGCCTGATCCACAGCGTCGTCGAGGCTGTTGTGATGGGTGCCAGACCGCTGGATCCTGACCTGCGGAGCCAGTGCCTTGAGCGTGCGGTAGCAGCGATCGTTCCAGTAGCTCCAGAACGGCTCGATGCCCAGATCACGATACGCCGAAGCCAGGATCACGTTGTCGAAGGCTGCACCGTTGCCCCAGACCTTCACTTCCTCGGTGCTTTCCGCCGCTATCTGCTGGTCACGCACCCACCGCGACAGGCCGGTGAGAGCAGAGTAGGCGTCGACCTTCCGCTCGGCCAGCCATGCCTCGCGTGCGGCGGTGTGCTCGGCGCTCATCCACCACAGGATGGTGCTCGTGTCGATGTGCCGTCCCGGCATCGACCTCGGCTCGATCGCAACGTGGAACCGCTCGCCTACGTCGGACCCCTTGGGGTCGAACACGCAGGCGCCGATCGAGACGATCAGGGCGTTGGGCTGGGTGGACCAGGTCTCCAGATCAATCATCAGGTGCACAGCGCGCACTCCGAAGGCTTCTGGCTGCGGTTGATCGCCAGCTCGCCAGCCAGCGCCCGGTAGCCCAACCCGTCGATGTAGTTGTCCCGCTGGCGAGGATTTCCACGCGCGCGAGCGTCCTTGAGCAGGCCCATCATCATGGCCACGTCATGTGGCGTCAGTCGCGACGTGAGGCGACCCTCAAGCCACCAGTTCCACGCACCTGCGATGCTGGCGAAGCTTTCCTCGGCGTCGCCATAGAGCGCCGCCCTCTCGCGCGTGATCGCATCGTTGGCCTGCCGCAAGAGCGCGGTGCAGGAACGCTCTGCCGTGTCAGAGCTCATTTCGACCTCCCTTTCATGCGCGCCTTCCCATGGCGGACGAAGTTGCCGAACTTGCTCACCAGGGAACGCTTGCGGCTGATGTCGCGCTCGCGGCCATCCTCGTCGACCGGTTTCGGTGACTTGGCCGACAGCGGCTTGCACAGCTCGGCAATGGTGGGCTCGGACAAGGCAGACTTCATGTCAGTTCTCCACATGTGAAAACTTGTCGACTTCATCTCCCCACGCCGTCCATCCAAGGCGGCGCTGGCGTGAGAACATGTCGAGCCTTCGCGCAGCCGGCATCAGGGTCTCGGCGGCGATGTAGGCTTCATCAGGCTTGCGCGAGTGCTCCCGCACCAGCCCTTCGATGGTGATCATGCTCGGCTGGTCGGTCGCATCCTCACCCGAGGTCACCACGGAGCGGACGTTGCGCGACGTGCGCGGCTGACCGCGCGTGCCGATCAGGAACGGCTCGTTGGCCGAGCGCAGCAGGTAGCCGGTGCCAAACCCGATCTTGCCGGTTCGGGTGCGCTTCACCCAGGTTCCTGCAGTCTTGTAGGTGAACCCCCACGCCTGCATGACTTCGAACGCCTGAGGCAGCATGGGGTTGGTCGCCCAAAGCCACAACAGGCAGTGTCTGGCCGCAACTTCGGCCACCGGCAAGGCAACGATGTCGAGCAGAGTCATGGTGCGATACTGACCACCGGCGCCCTTGGGAGTGATGCCCTTGGGAGAGCGCGTGACGAAGGTCCACGGTGGATCGGCCATGATCAGATCGAACCCGTCAGGCGGGCGAAGGGCGAGAAGGCTCATGTGTTCTTCTTCATGCTGCCGTCCGGGTTGCGCGGGAAGCTGCGGTTCTCCGAAGCAGACACCACGCGAACGTTCTTCAGCGTGTTCGCCCCGCCTTTGGACAAGGGCTTGATGTGATCGAGGTCCTTGCCATCGCCGACCTTGACCAGGCCCTTCTTCAGCGCAAGCCTGCGCAGTCGCTTGCGCTTGGCGTTCGGGCTGTCCGAACCTCCGATCTCGCCGCGCGCCCGGGCGGTGCGCGCTTCCTGCTTGTAATCCCTGACGTAGCCGGGCGGGCTAGGCATCGCGAGTCTCCTTCTCCAGAACGTAGCCAAGGGCCTTGAATCGCGCCGGGTCGTAGGGCTCATCGAAGGTGGCATACTGCCCCTTCAGCCGGATGAGTCCTGCCGCCTTGTCGAGGCTCAGAATCTCGTAGCGCGTACCAGTTGCCGTGTGTTTGAGAAACGCCTTCATTCCTGCTTCACCTCCTTCAGCGTGCCCCATGTGGGGCCGACCTTGATGTCCCACGGCAACGGGATCGGAGGGCTGAATCCCCACGCCTGCCGGTAGGGCAAACCGGCCAACAGCTTCGGGACTTCGGCCACGAACCGACTGACCGCCGGGGTGGGCACGAACATGTAGATGCCGTCGTGCAGATCCCACGCGAAGTAGGCACCGACCTCACGAAGATACGAGGACAGGACCGCGATGGCCAGATACTTCTGATCCGCCCCGGTGCCCTGGATCCGGTAGTTGATCGCTGTGGAACCCATCGCCCATCCCTGCCTTCCTTCCCAGTCGCCCGTGACCTGCACGCGCCGACCTGCGAACGTCTCGACGTAACCAAGCCGCTTGGTCATGCTGATCTGTTTCTGCCAGTATATAGGCACTTGCTTGTAGCTGGCTTGGTATGTCTTGTGTATCCACATAGCCTCTGGCAGTTCCATAGGCAAGTTATATTGCACGCGCGCCACAGTGCAAAGTTTGGCCGCAGAAGTGCGATACTGGAGCGAAAGGTTTGCCACCTTGCCCAGCTGCCTCGCATTGCGCGCATCTGGGTCGTCGGCCTCTACAAGCGCCATCAAGGTGCGATAATCCATGCCTTTGATCTGGGCGCCCATGAATGTGTGGGCATCTTCTCCGGGCAGGCAGAGTTGCAGCATGGTCTCGTCACCAGAGGCGATGGCCATCCACCGGAACTCCTGCCCTGCGGCGTCCACCTCGACGATCGTGTAGCCAGGTGGAGCCTGCAGCGTGGCGCGGAAGAGCTTGTCCCGCTTCATCTGGTGCAGGGCGAACCCGGTCTGCACCGCAGAGGCACCCGACCCCTGCCTGGAGCTGTAGGTCAGGCGACCGGAGTTGCCCGTGATGAAGATCTGCCCATGGCTGCGCGCCAGCCAAAATCCTGTCTGCGTCACGGCACAGAACGCCTGCTGCGGCGCCTCGACCCAACGCGCGTATCTCGGTGAAATTGCTCTGATGGGCCGCGCATCGGAGATGTGGCAGCAGTACAGAGGGCGGTATCTGCCTTGTGCCTGCGGCGCGCGGCGACTGGCCTTGCGACCTGTCAAGGCAGCCACGGTCAGCACCCAGTCCACGTTCTGCTCGATCGAGGACACATACTTGAAGCCGCCATCCGCGCGCTCCGATCCATCCCAACGCCGCACTTCGTCGATAAACGCCTGAAGCCCGGCAAGCGAGGTATCCAGCACCCACGGCCCGAACACCTTGCGCTCTGCCGACATCCAGCCAGGACGAAAGCTCTTGGCGATCACGATCTCGGTTCGATCAGGGTATGACGAATACGTGCTGACCCGGTAGCGCACGCCGACAGCATCCAGCAAAGACTTGAGCCGAGCCACCTTGCGCGGTTTCACCAGCGTGAACTTGGTGTACCGGTCCGTGACATACCCATCAGCCTGGATGGCCACCAGCACACGCATCTGCTCGGGTGTGATCGACCCGGTGATCTGCGCATACCCCGCCACAGGGATATTCTTCACCTCGCCCTGCAGCAGCCTGGCCGCCGGCACGGTCCGCCAGCGCCAGGTCTTCTGCGCGAGATAGGGCACTGTGTGTTCAGGCGTGAACAGGCAGTTGAACGATTTCTGCTGCACATGTACCCAACCTGCGGTCAAGTCACCCACGTGCCGCTCTGCTGGCAGGAACTCCAGACTCAGATCTGGTCGCGCCTGCATGATCTCGCCGCCAGTCCACTCGTCCAACCGGCACCAACCTTCGCGGGTAAGCACTTCGACATTGCCCGGCACGCAGTACGTCCCGAAGATATGCGCCATCGGCCGGGTGCGCCCGTCGCCGTTGTACTCGGCGCTGGCCAGAAGCGCTTCGGCGAACTTGGTGCGATTGTTCAACGCCTCGCGATACTCGCGCAGCTTTCTGGCGCGCGGGTCGACGAAAGCCAGCTCGTGGAGCGTCTCCTTGTCGGTCGCCCGACTGACCTTGCCGGTCTTCCTGCCGGTGTTCTCCTTGAGCACAGGGAGCCGCCAGTCATCGAACAGCAGCCTGGCCAGCTGGGTCGGGGAACGGATGATCTGCTCGGTGACACCATGAGGCGCCAGTTCCTCAAGCAGCGCAGCCGCATCGTTCGCCAGCTTGGCTGACAGATGCCGGGCGGCCACGGTGTCCACAGGCACGCCCCGCAGGTTCGCCAGCGCCACATGAGGCAACATGTGCGCCTCGATCAGGGCCGCCTTCAGACGCTGCGGCTCTGCTGCCAGCTTCTGCCACCAGTGGCGTGTCAGCCGCAGGGTGAAGATGGTATCCCGGGTGTTGTAGGCGTGCAGCCGTGCAAGGTCCTCCGGCGCCGTGCTGTGGAAGTCGATGTCTTCCTCGTAGCCGGCATGCTCGGGCAACACCTCGGCGACGCAAGCCTTCAACCCGTAGGACTTCTTGTTCGGGCGGTCGGTGTCGTACTCGGGCTCGATGAACCAGTGCCGCCACAGCAGCATCCCGTCCAGCCACTTTGCCTTGAACACGAGGTCCTCAAGCCCGTAGGCCAGCAGCCACGAGATGTCGAACGCAGTGTTCCAGCCAACGAGGTACTGGTCGCGCGCAATGGCGCGCTTCAGCATGTCGCGCATCATGTCCCGTGACGGGTTCAACCCGCCGTGCGGCACGATGCGCCCTCGAACCCGCTCGCACCAGACAAGCGATGTCACCCATGCCTCGCCGGTCTCGACCCTCCACGGCTGCAGTGCGTAGGCCGGGCTGGTGCCGGATGTCTCGAAGTCGAACGCGACGAACTTCTCGTCCGCCCAGGCAGTCATGTGTATCCCCAGATGTGTGTGAAGCTGCGGTCAGGCTGTACGCCAGACCGCAATGCCCCGAACTGAACCGGGCGTGCCGATCCTGACGACCTTGGGCGGTCCGTTCGGCGACATCAGCAGCGCCACGTCACGAATCGAGAACTTGCGGTCGAGCTTCTTCGCCGCGACCGAGACATGGGTCGCAAGGCTCTTGCGGCTCGGTCCCGTGCCTTCCGGGACGAAGAACATCTGCCCGACCTGCATCTCGTCCAGAGGATACTTCCGGCCAGATCCGGACTTCGATCTGGACGGAGGAGGCAGAGCGACATCGTCGAAAACCTGAAACATGGTGGCTCCTCATGTGGTAGTCTGCACAAGATACCATAGCACAAAGCGGCGCACAAGGTTTGTGACATATGTCACAAACTTCGGCGCCGCGACTACCGTCCCGCTAAAACAGCTGAAGCTCATGTGCGCGCTTGAGAAACAAGGTCTTGGCACGTTCTGGACTCAGGAACTGGACCATGCGGCAAGGCTGGAAGGGCGAATCGGTGCCCACGGCTTCGGTCAGCTCGATGTCCAGCATGGTCTTGTCAGCCCTGACCACCTCTTGCGGTGTCTGGATTGATACCTTGAACCGGCGCCGGATCCCTTCCTGCACGCGGCTCTCCAGTGCCTGATAGTCCGGCAGCAGGGGCTTGAGTGGCGAGCTGACATCGCCGATCAGCGCCTCGTGCGCATCGTGCAGCAGCGCATCGACCGCCAGTGGTTCCGGCACCAGATAGCTCACATGGACGCTGTGCTCGGCCACCGAGTAGAACCGGCGCGTGTGTCCGGTGAACCGGCAGAGGTGAGCCAGACCATGAGCGATGTCCTGCAGGCTCACGCAGTCGAAGCTCGGGCCGGAAAGGTCGACGATCGTGCCCGAGAACAGGATGATCTGTGTCATGTGGGTGTGTTTTCCTGCATGAATGCGCGCTGGGTCGCGATGAAGGCGTTGGCGGCCAGAAAGCTGACCGCCGCAGCGCCTTGCCAGTGCCGCGCAATCGCTTCGGCCGGGTTTTCCCCGGGCGCGATGCGAGGTCCAGCCGCCTGACTGAACGCCGCAAGGAAGCAGGCTTCCGCGATGCGGTTGCGCTGCGCGATCTCGTCAGGGCTCATGGCGCGGATCCTGCGCGCAGCGCCTTGACGGCATCCATGTAGTTGCCGTTCGCCCATGCGATGATGGCGTCGGCGGCGTGAGCACAGGTCGTGCTGTTCTCGCGGATCGCCTCCGCCAGCCGGATGATGAACATGTCGGCGGACATGGGCGCTGCCCGTGAATCCCGCCTGAGCGTGTTCGCCAGCCACGGCGTGCGATCGCGGTGGGCAATGTTGGGCACGAGCAGGGCCAGCGCAGGCATGCCCGGGGTCGCCTGGATCGACCGGGCAACCTGACTGGGGATGAACACCGCCTCGCGCGGCTCGGTCATGGTGGAACCGAACGCGCTGCCCGAAGGCAGCACGTTGGTGATGGTGATCGGAACTTCGTACATGGTGCTGTCTCCAGATTCAGCTGGGGTTGCCGAAGGCAGCCATGATCCCGGCCATGTGCTCCATGATCGCGCGGGCTTCCTCGGCCGCCTTCTGGCGCGTGGCGTCGTTGGTCCGCAACTCGGCAGCATCGTGCCCGATCAGCTTCGCCTCGATCATCTGCCGCAGGCGCTCCAGATTGGGATCGTCAACGACATTAAGGACGGGAATGACCTGCACCAGTTCGCGCAGGTTCTCCACCAGCTCGACCCGAATACCGGAGTTGGACGTGGTGCGCTCCACGTAGTTGCTCAGCGCATCGGCGAGGCGCTTCCACGTCGGCGCCATGGCGCGCTGCAGGCGGGCTTCCACCGTCTTCTCCAGCCGCTCCACGACGCGCGGGTCGAGATTCTCGGACACCTTCACCCGGAAGTCGCCGAGCGCATTGACCGGCTCCATCTCCAGGCTGACATAGAACCGGCGTCGCACTTCCGCCGGCGACGGATAGTCGCCGGCGTTGAACAGCGTGCCCATGCGGAACTGGGCACGCTCGCGCTCGGCCGGGTAGATCTCGAACGCGAACCGGTCTGCGGCCTTGTCGTGAACCGCAACCAGCGACTCATGCTCTTCGAGAAACTTCAGCAACCCGCTGCGCTGGGTCAGCCGCGCACCCGCATCTGTCCACGGCAAGGTGCGCGCGTAGAAGTGCTGCCGCACCGCCGAGGCTGCCTGACTGATCTCGGCAAGCGCGGCGTCAGGCAGCAGATGCTTGTTGACGCGGGCGGCACCGGCCTCGGCCCGAGCCTCGGCGGTGACCTTGTGGCTGGCAGCCTTGTCCAGCCGCTGCGCGGTCCATTTCCCGATATTCAGGGTCAGGACCATGCACTCTGTGGTGATGCTCATGTGTGTATCCTCATGCTGCAGGGTTGTAGATACAGGAAGCCTGTGGGGCTGTCAAGGTTTGGTGCTCAGGTAAGGATATTCGGTAGCAACATGGCCGTATTCGAGCCCGTGCAGATGCAGCCGCGCACGCTCTTCGAAGGTCAGGTCCACGAACTCCCGATCCATCAGTGTCCGGGCCGGAACCGGATCCGGAGAAATCCTCGTGCGCGTGCGAACGCCGTCGACGATGTGGTGCACCATCGATCCGAACCCCGCGGTCACGTCGAACATCAGCGCCCATGCGGCAGCCTGGTCCTTCAGGTTCTTCAGGTGCACCTTCTGCTCGCGGGTCGGTGTCCACGGCGGTGAGACGATGATGGGGTCGCCGACGGGCTTGCACCCCGGACCACCCCAGTACACCGCGCACTGGTTGTGGAACCGCTGCGGGATGGGCCGGTCGGCCCATCCCGAGGCGCTGCCGTAGGGCGAGTGGTGCATCAGCCTGACGGCCATGTTGAAGTCGTAGTCGACGGCCAGATACTGCGCGCCATTGCGGCTGAGCCAGGCAGCCGGGATCGGCGTGTCTTCGCCGGGGATGTACAGCTTCGGGCACTCCGGGTCTGTCGTCGCCACGATCTGCACGTTGCGCTTGCTGTACAGCCGCCGCTGCGCCGGGTCAGGCGTGGGCCCCGCCCAGATGCACTCACCGGTCGAGAAGTCGGTGAAGCAGCGGTCGACAATGTGAAACGCACGCCAGAGATCCCAGCGATGCGCAGCCGGGTTGGCATTGAAGTCAGGCATCTTCATGTTGGTAGCTCCTGTATGTGAAGTAGAAGTTTGTGACATCATGTCACAAAGTTATGGTCAAAGGCCCCACTTCCTGAGCGCGGCGCGGCAGGCGTAGACCTCGCGCCAGCTGCGCAGGCAGGGGCGCTCGGTCACGATCAGGCAGTGGTCGCGCAGGTATGCGCGCTCGTAGCGCTCCACGGCCTTGAGCCCGCCCAGGTTCAGCAGCTCGGGCCACCGCGCCGAGTCGGCAATGATCCTGTCGAGCTCGTTGACGTGTGCCCACTTCCGCTCGAAGACGTTGAAGCCCATGGCCTGAGCCGCGTGCAGCCAGCGACGCACCCTGTCGATCCCGGCCTCGCGCCGGAACGCATTGGCCGCCTTGCGGTCGAGGCGTGGCCAGCGCCACGGTCTGGCGCCGGTCACCTCGTTGCCACGGATGGTCAGCACGTCGCCATCGCAGGCGCGGTAGAAGTTGTCCCCGACGCAGATGTAGCCCGGGCCGCGCCTGCTCAGGAAGGCGGTGATGTGCATCGGGCAGTGTGCGGTGATGAACTGCGCCGTGGTCATGCTCTCGTAGATCCGCAGCACGATGGTGTTGTCGGGGTGGAAGGTCACCACGTCGGTCCGGTGCAGGCGGAACGCGATCGAGCCATCGTCCAGCTTGCGCACGCCAGTGCTGCGGCGGCGCCGGTTCTTGAGCGGGCGCTCGGCGCCGTCGGCGGTCTCGCCGCGCCACGGCTCCATGGCGTTGTAATAGTTCAGTGCATCTGCGTAGGAGTTGAGCAGGGCATACACGATCTCGGCAGAGCCAAACATGTTGTGATCTCCTTGTGTGAGGTCAGCTGTGAGTGAGGACGCAGCCTGCATAGGCTGCGTCGAGGTTGGGGTAGGTGATGAACTTCCCGGGGTAGGGGCGCCGGAACTCGTCGAACAGGGTTGTGTGCAGGTCATAGGCGCGTACCTCGTCGCCGCACAGCACGATGGCGAACTGGCAGCAGTCGCCGAAGGCGTTGCGGAGGAAGATTTCGGCGAAGGTGGTGGTGCCGAGGTCACCGGTCTCGCGCACCACGCCACCTGCGCAGACGAAGGCGATCAGCCGGAGCCGCGGCTCGGTCATATCCGCACCACCTCCCCGACCGGCACCGGGGCGCCGGTCGTGCAGACCGTGATCAGGGGGTAGTCGGGCGGCGTGTCGGGCCAGGGCGTGTAGCCGTCCGTGATCAGCACGACCACGTCGGGGTCCAGGTCCTCGGCGTAGGCCAGCGGCACCCGCATGTCGGTGCCGCCACCGCCTTTGGGTTCGAGCCGGATGGCATCACCGGACTCGAACACCTGCTCGTGCGCGATCCGGGTGTCGGCCCACAGGACATGGATCGACCGGGGGTTCACTTCCCTGGCGATGTCCACGATCGCGCCGCCGATGCTCTGCAGCTCGGTGTTGCTGATCGACCCGGACACGTCGCCGATCACCACGACCTTGCGCACCCGCGTGCTGTAGCGGCTGGGCAGGTAGACCTGCGAGAAGCGGCGGTTGCGGCGTGTCCATGACTCGTCGGACCTGACCACCGCCCGCACCATGGGGCGCAGCAGGTCCTGCCACGGCACGGGCGGGTGCAGCAGGTTGTCGATGACCCGCAGCAGGCTGCCCGGCATGTTGCCCGCCATGCGCCCCATGTGGGCAGCCTGTGCGATGCGCTCGGTCAGCTTGCGCTCGATCTCGCGCAGCCGGGCCGGGTCATGCGCGGCTGCCTTGGCTGCCGGGTCAGGCTTGCCATCCTTGCCCAGCGAGCCGGGCTCCAGCAGGTCATTGCCGGTGCCGGGGATGCCATCGCCCTGCGTGCCGGCGCCCTGACCCGAACTGCGCCGCAGCGGGGGCTGCTTCTTCTCCAGCAGGGCGTAGATCTGCTCGGCGGACATGTTCCTGTAGCTCTGGTCAACCAGCCCGCCCTCGGGGAGCCTGAACCCGCAGTCAAGCAGGATCAGGTTGATGGCATAATCGCAGGCCATGTTCCACAGCCTGGGGTCCTGGCCCTGTCGCCGCAACCCATGCTTGAGCGCGATGTGCAGCACCTCGTGCGCCAGAACCCCGACAATCTCGTCAAGCGGAAGACTGTCGAACCAGTCGGGGTCATAGGCGATCGACACCATGTCGGTGGCTGCCGTGCCGAGCCCCGGCACCCGGATCATGGGTGCCGAGACCAGCAGGGCGCCGAAGAAGGCCGACTTGAGCAGCAGCCTTGCCCGGGCCTTGAGGACCTTGTCAGTGTGTTGCATGTGTGCAGACCTCCTGGGGGTGGTCGAAGTTTGTGACATCATGTCACAAACCTCACGGCTGGAACAGGGTGCGATACTGAGTCGCCAGCTTGAGGAACTCGGGCGCACCCAGCAGGGTGTTGTCGCGCTTGAGCGCGAGCTGCCAGGCAAGGATCAGGAACTCCGGATCCATGCGGGTCAGGTAGGTATGCAGGGCCGCGACGTTCCTGAGGTTCATGGCGCCCGAGACGGACACGGCGGTCGCGTAGCGCATGGACAGCTCGTCGGGCAGCGGCGCCCCTGTCGGGTTGGCGATGATCTGTGCGATGGGGATGACCTTCCTGATATTCTCCACGAAGCCCCAGAACTCCACGGCCGGGCCCTCGCCGACCAGGCCGGCCATGCCGACCCGCCTGGCTTCCTCGGGCGCGTTGGATGCATAGACCCTGAACGCGGCCATCCACGAGCGCGGGGTGGCGAACACCCGCTCGCCGCGCGCGGGGTCGAAGGTGGACACCAGCGGCTTGCGGAATGACAGGAAGGCCACGCACTCGGGCGGGACCTTGCCCATCATCCAGGACACCAGCACGTCCGCCGAGACACCCAGCTCGACGTGGCAGAAGCGGTTGGCCAGCGGCAGGGGCATCCTGTTGGTGACCCCCTTGTCGCCATCGCGGTTGCCGGCGGCGATGATGTGGACGTTCGGCTTGAGCCGATGCTCGCCACAGGCGCGGTCGAGGACCAGCTGATAGGCCACGGCCATGACCGCCGGCTCGGCCGAGTTGATCTCGTCGAACAGCAGCACGATGGGCCTGTCGTCAGGGAAGGCATCGTTGCCGACGAAAGGCAGCGTGCCGGGCATGTTCCAGACAGTCAGCCCCTTCTCCGGCACCGGGATGCCGCGCAGGTCCACCGAGTCGTATTGGCTGAGGCGGATGTCCACCAGCACGGCGCCCATGCGGTCGGCCAGCTGGCGGACAGCATCCGACTTGCCGACACCGGGCATGCCCCAGATCATCACCGGCAGGTTGAGCGGAATCGCCACGGTGTCGAGGAACCGGGCAAGACCGACGTGATCAACGATATGCATGTTGAGTCTCCTGGTTGTGAGTTTGTGACATCATGTCACAAAGTTGGCTGTGGTTGGCAGGCATACCTATCCAAACCGAGTATATAATACCACAGTTTGGACCTTATGTCAAGTATTGTCTTACATGTTGGGAACTCCTTACATGCGCCATGTCTTCCAGTCGTTGACGACCCGGGGCTCGCCCTCGAACACGAGGTGCAGCTGCAGGCCTTCGGCGATGGCGGCGATCTGTGCGACGGTCGCGGGGTCGTCGGTGTCGGGCTCGCCCTCGATGTCGCGGTAGCGCTCCAGCGCGATCAGGGCGAGAAGTGTTTCCCGGTCGCAGGACGGCACGTCGTACAGCGTGTAGACCAGCGGCCACGGTGCCACCGGCGGGAACGGGGTGTCGGTCTCCGTGACGATGGCGGTCACGGTGCGCGCGGAATCGCGGTGTTTCATGTCAGTTCTCCATGCTCATGCCCAGGGTACTACCTGCTCGCTCCGGAGCGTCCGGAGCTCGATCCAGTCGGGGTGGTCGTAGGGCGGCGCCTCGCCGCCCGTCACCGCGTCGATGGCGTCCCGCAACGTGGGCGCCTCGACGGTCACCACGATGCTGCGGACAACCTCGAACACCTGCACGATGTGCAGCCTGTGAGCCGTCATGCCGGTTCTCCATGCGCTGGTGGTCAGGTTTGTGACATCATGTCACAAACTTCCAGCCACTGGTCGCGCAGGGCGGCGTCGGCCCGGCGGAACTGGCGGCTGTCATGCGGGCTGCCGCTGCTGCATGCCGGGCAGGAGCACTTGCGCAGGTTGTCAGCCCAGCGCACGGCCTTGGCCACGTCGGGGTGACCGAGGTAGCGGCTCACGATCGGCAGGGCATGGGCAACGGCCTTCCGGCGCTGGGCGCGGCGCCAGGCGCGGTCACGGATGGTCATGTCAGATCTCCATGGGTTGGGGGTTGGGGTCATGCCTCGGGCAGGGATTTCCACAGGCGCCAGGCCTTGTCACCACCGGTGGGCAGCCACTCGGACTCGCAGGGCTCGACATCGTCATCGTCACACTGGCAGGACCAGTCGGATGCCCAGTACTCGACATGCGTGTCGGAGTACTGCCGGCGATAGTGGTTGCGCCAGACGCAGGGATTGCCGCTGGTGTCCACGTCGAGGTGGGCGAAGTCGGGATGGCCAAGGCGCACAAGATCAGCGCGGGTTTTGTAGACAGTCATGTCAGATCTCCATGGGCTGAAGTTTGTGACATCATGTCACAAACCTCGTGGCAGACACAGCTGCTCCCTGCACCAGTCGAGCAGGTGCGGCGGCATGAAGGCAGCGGCATGCGCGAGAGCCGTTGTGGGGTGCTTCCGCGCACACCAGTCGAGCAGGTGCGGCGGCAGGTGTGCCGCCGCATGGATCAGCGCCACCACGGGCTCGTTCCGCACGCACCAGTCGAGCAGGGACGGCGGCAGGCGGGCTGCAGCATTGGCCAGCGCCGACGAGGGACTCTGCCGCGCACACCAGTCCAGCAGGGGCGGCGGCAGGTGAGCCGCGGCATAGGCCAGCGCCGACGTGGGGCTCTGCCGCGCGCACCAGTCGAGCAGGGGCGGCGGCAGGCAGGCCGCGGCATAGATCAGCGCCACCATGGGCTTCGTGTGCGCGCACCAGTCGAGCAGGGGCGGCGGCAGGCGGTCGGCAGCATGGGCCAGCGCCGACGACGGCGCATGCCTCGCGCACCAGTCGAGCGTGTCAGGCGGCAGGCAGGCCGCGGCATGCGCAAGAGCCGTTGCGGGATGCTTCCGCGCACACCAGTCGAGCGTGTCAGGCGGCAGGTGGGCCGCGGCATAGATCAGCGCCGATGAGGGACTCTGCCGCGCGCACCAGTCCAGCAGGGGCGGCGGCAGGCAGGCCGCGGCATGGACCAGCGCCCGCCACGGTATCGATTTTTCCCTGTTCGGCAGGTCAAGTAACGCCACCAGCGCTGTCACCATGTCCTGCGGTGCGGTCATGCGTCAGCTCCTTGTGTCATGGTCAGTAACGCGCCACCCAGGGCAGGCCGGTGCGCGGGTCGCGGATGACCACGGTGCGCGACGGGCCGAACATGTCCTCGATCAGGGCAGGGCGGTAGCGGCCCGAGGCCACGGCCAGGTCGAAGGCCCTCAGCACGGCGGCAGGGGTCTGCCCGGCGAAGGCCCGCGGACGCTCCACAATGCCCGCAGGCTTGCGCTTGCTGGCCGGGTCAGGGATCGCATTGCTGCACTCGGGCAGGTCGGGTGTACGGCCCACAGGAACGGCGCAGGGGCTCAATTCGGCAGGGCGGACCACCGGGGCAGCACCCTTGCGGCGGCGCCGCTTCACAGGCTCGGCAGGGTCAATCCCGAGGCTCATCAGAAAGCGCGCATGCGCCGCATGCGCAGCATTGCGACGGGCCCGCTCACCAGCGGTCAGCGGCGGCGCGGAACGGCCGGAACGGCCGACAACATGGATTATCATGGCTGTATCCTTGTGTGTGAGGCTTTCGTGGAAGTTTGTGACATCATGTCACAAACTTGGAGAAGGTCAGGGCATAGACCTTTCCAATGATATAATACTACCACATTTTGGGGCTTATGTCAAGTATAAAATATCCCGGAGCACTCCAGTCGAGCGCTCCGGGGCCGGGGACCGGGGACCGGGGATCGGGGGCCGGGGATCGGGGATCGGGGGCCGGGGATCGGGGGCCG